AAGAGATTCACTGCGCAAGATCCTCGGACCTATTGTAGAAGATCCTAAATGGTTCTTCGACTAGAATTTTTTCCCATCGATTCTTTTTAAATTGATATGCCTTCTGATCTCTTCTATTTTCTGTATATCCTTTGTGCTTTTTATTTCTTGTATTCCAATTACTTGTTGATTTCCTGAGCCTTGTTTGTCCTGTTACTTGCCAATTAACAGCTCGTAAGCTGCTACCTGGTTCTGTTTCCAATGTGTAAGTGATTATTCGTTCACCACCCATGTCCCTCCATATCTTTTCACATCTAGCATAGAGATACGAACAAGCGTTCTTTGGCGCAGGATCTTTAATACAGACCCGTAATACTTCTAATGTTCCCCCGTCATCCAAGAGCCTTGCCACAGGTCTGCCACAAACGGCAACACCGATCAGAGCTCCACGATCCACGATTCCTATGCTAAACTTGTGTCCTGTTACTTTTTTATTATGTCTGTGGTGTTCGGTAATAAGTTCGTTAGCTGTTTTCAACGATACCGGAATAGTTCTAAATTTACTTTTTGTTGATTTGTTCATCAATCATTTTACCAAGAACAAACACCATGAATCCAATGAAAACCAGGGCTAAAAGTATTAGCCCTAGTAAGATATTCGTTAACATTCTATTTGACCAGATAAAGTTAAATACTTTGTTATCTGTTCCTCTATAAAGTTTCTTTCGCTCTTGTGTATGGCGTGGTCCTCTGGGAATCTTTCACCTGTCACCAAAGACCATACTTTTATTTCTCCATCATCAACCATCCAACCAATTGGATAGTGTTTATTTATATCTGTCATGATTCCTCCTTGCCTAGTGGATCGTTTAAATATTTTTCTGAATCAAATGACTTATCCAAGTCATCAAAGGTTTCTATATAATCAACAGTTGTGCTTGTAACTTCAACCACTTCTGAAGTATCTGGGTCAACGGACATAGCAATGTCCGTCGCTTCTTCTTTATTGATTGCATTAACAATCCAAGTATCTTGCTTGATGTAGCGTTCAGTTACCTTAAAAGTTTTAAGATTTTCTTTTTTCTTTAATCTTTCAGCATGTTCTTCATGTTCTTTTTCTTGTTGGTCCAAGACCCACGAATCAAACTTACTCATGATCACCTCCAAAAATATTATGCCATTCTTCAAGATATGCTTTTTCGCTTTTAGATATTCTTTTGTAGTAATTCATGACATCTTTAGCTTCATCAAAAAATTCTTTTTTCTTTTCAAGCATGCTCTCATAATCATCTGCCCAATCAAAATAATTCATTTTGATTTCTATATCAAAAGTGTTACTCATGATCTCTCCTTTATTGAAACAGTTATATCAATGTCTCTAGTGGCATACTCGCCATTGACAGCTTCGTTGTATTCTTGAAGTAAATGAATCAATCTTTTTATATCAATGTCGTTGCCCTTTATTGATCCTATTAACTGATTCTTTTTTTCTTTACCTTTAGACCAAGTGCTACCCCAGTTTTCAATATTATAGTTATCAATGTACATGTTTATTCCTCCTTACCATATACGAGTTTTTTTAAGTAATCTAAAGTTAGACCATCAAAGAGCTCTTCTTTGTAGACGTTACGAGACACATCAAAATAATAATTGATTCTGTTTCCAACATCCTCGGAAAAAGATTTGGTATCATCTTTAGAAACATAGTTAGTAAAGTCATCATCTGGATGAAAATTAATTCTATTATCTACTAACCATTGTAAGAACTGTTCAAATTCTAACAAGTTACTTACATCAAAAGTTGGCATTTTATTTATCATATTCACTCCTTTTATAATATTTATATACTAAATATCCCATATGAATTGATATGTCAAACACTTTACCCCTCTCCCCCTTGGGAGGAATACTAATAAGGAGTTGTATCAAGGAGAGGGGATATATATGTTAGAATTAAATATACTCTATTAACTTATACACTTGTATATAGTTTTTAAAACAAAAATATAATTAAAAAATATAAAAAATATGCCGTCTAAGGTGTCTAAGGTGTCTAATATAAATAATATATATGTTTTTCAGTAACTTGAGGTCATTTTTATCTAGACACCTCCTAGACATCACTTGAATAAGCTGTCTAGTTGCATAAATTTACTTGTTTATATATAATAATACTATGAATATTGAGGAATTACGAGATAGACTTACACCAAAACAAATTAAATTCTGTGTTCTTTTTGTTCAAGAAGGTGACACAAAGACAGCAACAGAATGTGCAATTTTGGCTGGCTATTCCAAGAATAGAGCAACAGTTGAAGCATGTGAGCTCAGGAAAGATCCTAAATGTTCTGCCTATATTCAGGAGTTGAGAAACCTGGAAGAAAAAAAGTATGAAGTGAATCTTCATAAACACTTAAAGAGATTAGATCAATTAAGTAGAGGAGCGGAAGAAAAAGGTAATTGGAACGCGGCTGTAACGGCTGAAAAATCTAGAGGTCAAGTTGCAGGTTTGTACATTGATCGTAAAGAGATTATGCATGGATCAATAGATCAATTGAGTCGTGAGGAAGTTGACAGCTTATTGAAAGATATGGACAAGAAAATGTCAATCGAAGGGAGTTATAAAGTTATAGATGACAACGAAACCAGAGACAAAATTTTGGAAGAGAATAAAGAATAAGTTTAATAAAATTACCCTAACTAGAATTGAAGCAGTTACACCTTTAGGATTGCCGGATATCAACGCAGTTTTTAAAATCAAGAATGGTAAATCCGGAGAGTTTTGGATTGAGTTAAAGGTAACCCGAGGTAATTCAATTGGTCTGACGCCTAACCAAATATCATGGCATTTTAACCATAATAAGAATGGTGGTGTTTCATTTATCATGGCAACCCCCCTCGGACAGAGAGACATCTCGATTTATTCTGGAGCTAGAGCCTTGGACCTTGCAAAGTCAGGCTTGAGCCTTGATCCCTGTGCCTTGTTCCTTGATCCTTGTGACTTCCAGGAGCTCGAGTCTTGGCTGCTTCGCCGTGTTAATGAGCTCCGTAACTAACATTCTTAATATTGATATTCCAACAAGCACGACAAGTCTTGCATTCGTTACCCTGTTTTGAAGCGGGGCAGCTATACCCTATTGGCGCTTGTTCTTTATGCACGGTTGACGTGAGCCCCACGTTGGCGTGAGGCTTGCCGTCAATCATCGTAGCTGACACCCTTACAGCCAGGTTACCTGGAAGTGATAAACCCTCATTGAAGAATGATTTCAGGATCCCGGGTTCACGGGTTGGCAGCCAATGCCTAACCTTGGGCGTGAGCATTGCGACAGCTACAATCTTTTTAAGGTGATCTAATGACTGTAAATCACCTGAATCATGCCAGCGGAAATAGGGAACCTTGCGACCGTAATTCTTGATCAGGGTCACCATTGCCTGGACCCAGTCGTCCCGTTTAATTGACTCTAGTCTTCTTTGATGTGCAGCCTTCACACCAGGGAAAACGTACCGTCCTTTTAATGCATAACACATTGAGCAAGTACTATTCTTAATTAATCGTAACTTGGACCCCGTGTCACAATCGAAGGCGCTTAGGCCGTAACCATAACCTGGCATTTTTGACGGCTTACTTAGACCGCCCACAATTTCTTTAGCTTGTTTTAAATTCATGCTTTACATATAAGAAATTATGGGATAATGTCAACTAATAATTTTAAGGGGGTGTATTAAATGAAAAACGAAAAACTAAATAAAGGTGATTGGTATCTTATCGATAATGGCTTGGGACCTATTAGAGCCCAGCTCAAAGAGTCACCACGCCAGGGACGCGGCTTTAAAACAGCTGTGTTTATGTTTGTAAAAGGTACGGACGCCGGCCTATTTGATGAGCACGGCAGCGTATATACAAGAGACATTCTTGAGCCTTGCGACCCGCCGGCCACGGCTTGAAACTTGCGCCTCGGGAAAAAATTCCCGGGGCAGCCGCTTCCTTAGTCATGCAAGTGTATTAAGAACTTTGAATATAATGGTGAGTATTCACCTTGATGCGATACTGAATCAATATTAAAATAACCATCACCCCCAAATCCATGAAGCTTACATGCAATACCCTCGTGACCTAGTTCATATTTCATATTACCATCATGTTCACAAATATCTTCATAAGAATAAAGTTTCATAAACTTTTCCAGATAACATGGATCTATAATTAAAAGTTGACCGGAATCAACTCCAACATTACCATAATGTTCTATGATAGGTTTTTTTAAAAGATAATCATTCTTCATATATTACTCCTTTTTTATTTGACATTATATAAAATTTATCCCATAGTCAATATTAATTTAATCTATAACAAGGAGTGTATTATGGGATTAGATCAATTTATGAATTGTGTTTCAGGTGATGGTAAAGAATACTATTGGAGAAAACACGCAAGACTTCAACAGTTCATGTCTCAAAAATGGGCAGAACAAAATCCGAATAAGGAACCTGATAGTTCTTTTAATTTAGGTTTTAATGGTGGTGATGAGCCTGTTAAAATTACACGTGAATTATTGGACGAATGGGAAAAGCAAGTTGAAGAAGATTATTATTCTTGTTTTGCGCCTGATGGTTTTTTTTGGGGGCAACAGTTCCAAGAAGAACAAGTAAAAGAATATAAAGCACAAGACAAAGAAGCAATAGACTGGTGTAAATCCATGTTAGAAAAAGGAGAATCTGTCCAGTATTCTTGTTCGTGGTAAAAACTAGGGGGCTTCACGCCCCCTGGATCTTTCATTTTTTTAATCTTGATACCTTGTGAATTAGCTGCTTGATATGGTCTTGCCATATCTGTTGCATCCATGCGTCCTGAGTCTTGCTTAATTGGAGCTCCAGGATTTTAATTTTATTTAATAGTATCTGTTCCATAACTCTCCTTTAGATTATAAATAGTGAGGTAACATCAATCCAAGTATAAAGACAATTAAACAAAATGCAAACCAGAGTGATCCGGTTTGCATTAATACTTTTATTAGTCTATTCTTCATGATCGAGTTCTTCACTATAATCAGCATATTTAGAACGTAAATGATCAGCATAACCATTACATTCTTCACTGACATAATAAGATAAATCATTTTCATCATCAAAACCAATAGTTAAGTCTTGATGATCCCTTTTGAAAATATCAATTACCCTATTAGCGACTTCATCCGGATATTCATCCCATTCTTCTCTAATAAGATCCATGATAATCAATTCAGCTTTATCAAAAGCCTTTTCTTTATTTTCTTGAAATAAAGTTTTTACTTTACCCATTCTTGACCTCGCATTCTAAAACTAAAAATAGTATTAAGGTTAACAGATCGCCAAGCTAATCTTGGATTATCTTTATTCTTTTTTAAAAGAGTAAGATCGATCACTTCTAACAAGTGGTCTCTATTACCTTTTAATTCACCACCAGAAAAAAATTTCTGATTGGTTGGTATTCTACAAACTATCTTACGATCTTTTCCATTAGCTTTTTTAAAACTAATTGAAACAATCTCATTAGATAGAATTGTTTTAAGTATATTCTTATCAAACATAATAACACCTCATTAATTTATTTGATAAGATTAATATAAGAATTAATGGGATTTATTCAAGATAATATTTTCAGAAAATCGTGAAAATATTCACACTACAAAAAAGAATTGTTTTTCCTGGTTTTTGCGATCCTGGTTTTTTGCAACCCCCCGCCCCCTAAATTTAGCCGCGGGTGTGTGTATATATGTATATATAGTAAGTTTTACATAAACAGTTTCTATGGTATAAAGTTCTGATGCAAGATACTGAAGCGTTTAAACGTGTAGTAAATTTTGATAATTTAAATCCAACGGAATTAGAATTACTACAAAAGAAATTATTATTACGTAAAAAAACTTTTGAATTAAAATCATTAGCACAAACTAATTTTTTAAAATTTGTAAAACAAGTATGGCCAGAGTTTGTAGAAGGACCCCATCACGTACAAATAGCAAAGAAGTTTGAAGACATAGCCGAGGGACGTATAAAACGATTAATTGTAAATATGCCACCCAGACATACAAAATCAGAATTTGCATCTTTTTTATTTCCGGCGTGGATGATGGGCCGTGATCCTAAATTAAAGATTATTCAAACAACACACACAGCAGAACTATCGTACCGTTTTGGTAGAAAGGTTCGTAACCTCATGGAAGAAGCAGGTTACACCGATGTATTCGAAGATATAAAATTATCACAAGATTCAAAAGCAGCGGGTCGTTGGGAAACAAACAAAGGTGGAGAATACTTTGCAGCAGGTGTTGGTGGAGCGATAACCGGGCGTGGTGCAGATTTACTCGTGATTGACGATCCACACTCCGAGCAAGACGCATTGTCCGAGACAGCAATGGAGTCAGCTTACGAGTGGTACACGTCTGGTCCAAGACAACGTCTACAACCGGGAGGCTCTATTGTGGTAGTCATGACCAGATGGTCAACAAAAGATTTGACAGGTCAACTAGTCAAGGCACAAAAGGATGTTAAAGCAGATCAGTGGGAGATAATTGATTTTCCAGCAATCTTAGAAGATAAACCGATATGGCCACAATACTGGAAACTAGAAGAGCTGGAGTCGGTCAAAGCATCATTGTCATTGGCTAAGTGGAACGCACAGTGGCAACAGAACCCTACGTCAGAAGAAGGTTCCATTATCAAAAGAGAGTGGTGGAATGTTTGGGACAAGGACCAACCCCCTAAATTACAACATATCATTCAAAGCTACGATACGGCCTATAGTAAAAAAGAAACGGCGGATTATTCGGCGATTACAACGTGGGGTGTATTCTTGCATAATGATATTACGCCTAATATAATTTTGTTGGACATGAAGAAGGGACGGTGGGACTTCCCTGATTTAAAACGTATTGCGATGGAAGAATATAAATACTGGGAACCCGAGACGGTGATCGTGGAGCAGAAAGCAAGTGGAACGCCTCTTACACACGAGTTACGTCGTGTAGGTATTCCCGTTGTTAACTTTACACCGAGCAAAGGAAATGATAAGCATGTCAGAGTAAATTCTGTTTCACCTTTATTTGAGTCTGGTCAGGTCTGGGCTCCGGATGAGAAGTGGGCAGAAGAGGTCATTGAAGAGTGTGCCGCTTTTCCTTATGGAGACAACGATGACTTGGTGGATAGCACAACACAAGCATTGATGCGCTACCGTCAGGTTGGATTAGCTGTACACCCGGAGGATTATGAGGATCCACCGATAACAATGATACCTCACTCAAAGGAGTACTATTGATGAGTTTTGTTAAGGGGTTCACGGTCCAAGGATCAAAGAAAAAGAAAACAAAGAAGGAAAAGACACCAGCGTCGTTTGTAAATCCTAAATCAAAGTATTATAAGTTCGTGCAACCAAAAGGATTTTCTGCTATGCTACAGAAAAAACAAAAGAAAACCTTAATTACATAGGAGGCAACATGACTAAAGATTCAAAACAAGAGATGAAATTAATTAGACGTTATGAACGCCTTCAAAAACAACTTGGAACAGGGTCCTCAAGAGGTGATGCAGATATTAGAGATGAGATGGATGAGATAATTATAAAATTAGGTGACTTTGGTGTCCCTAGTTTTATTTTTGATGATGAAGCTAAAGCTAAAACAAAAAAACCTAAAAAAGTTGTAACAGTTAAACGTGGTGGCATGATCAGAAAATTTGCATCGGGTGGTGCAGCTCTTAGAGGATTTGGGAAAGTAATTAAATAATGGTTGTAGAAAAAAGAATTAATCCAGATCCGGGTACGATTGAAAATGATGCCCCACTTGACGTTGAAATAGCAGAGCCTGTAGGAGAAGTTACAGAGCTCGAAGATGGTAGTGCAATTATCGGAGAAGATCAAGAGCAAGTTGCTGTTGACTTTGCATCAAATTTAGCAGAAGCTCTAGACGAAGATGAGTTAAATAATCTATCAAGTGAGTTAAGACAACAATATGAAGATGATAAAGAGTCACGATCGGATTACATAGACTCATACACCAAAGGTCTAGACCTTCTTGGTTTTAAATATAATGACCGCTCTCAGCCGTTCCAAGGAGCGAGTGGCGTGACACACCCACTATTAGCCGAGAGTGTTACACAATTTCAATCACAAGCTTACAAAGAATTATTACCAGCAGGTGGCCCTGTAAAATGTAATATTGTTGGTGATGTAACACCAGAAATCGAAGCACAATCACAACGTGTTAAAGATTACATGAATTATTTAATTACAGATGAAATGGAAGATTATGATCCAGACATGGATCAATTATTATTTTACTTACCATTAGCAGGTTCAAGTTTTAAAAAAGTTTACTACGATGGTGATTTAGCAAGACCTGTTTCAAAATTTATACCAGCAGAAGAGTTAGTTGTTCCGTATCTGTCAACAGATTTAGACACAGCAGAAAGAGTTACACATGTTGTTAAAATGACAAAGAATGACATACGAAAGGCTCAAGTTGCAGGACTCTATAGAGATATTGAGTTACTAGACCCATACGATGAAGAAACAAAAACACAAGAAAAGTATAATGACATACAAGGTATTGATAAACCAAACAACGCTGAAATATATAATATTTTAGAATTACACTGTGATTTAGATATCAAAGGCTTTGAAGATCCAGATGGAATTAAAGTTCCATATATTGTGACAATTGAAGAAGGCACTGGAAAGATTTTATCTATCTATAGAAACTATAAACAAGATGATCCAACAAAAAGAAAAATACAATATTTTGTTCATTACAAGTTTTTACCGGGCTTAGGATTTTACGGCTTCGGTTTAATACACATGTTAGGTGGTCTGTCTAGAACAGCTACATCTGCACTTAGACAATTAATTGATGCAGGAACATTATCAAATTTACCAGCAGGATTTAAGGCGAGAGGTCTCCGTATTCGTGATGATGACAATCCATTACAGCCAGGTGAATTTAGAGATGTTGATGCACCATCAGGAGATTTACGTGCAGGTTTACTACCACTACCATACAAAGGACCGGATCAAACTTTATTTGCATTACTTGGTTTTGTTGTTGATGCTGGTAGAAGATTTGCTGCTATCGCTGATCAAAAACTAGGAGAAGGCTCACAAGCAAATCCAGTTGGTACAACAATGGCTTTACTAGAGCAAGGCTCAAAAGTCATGAGTGCTATTCACAAAAGATTACACTACGCACAGAAAAAAGAATTTAGAATATTAGCAAGAATTATTTCAGAAGCTTTACCAGCAGAATATCCATACATGGTAGCTGGTGGAAACCAAACTATAAAACAGGCTGACTTTGATAATCGTGTTGATATTATACCAGTCAGTGATCCAAATATATTTTCAATGGCACAACGTGTTACGTTGGCTCAAACACAATTACAACTCGCACAATCAAATCCACAAATACATAATTTGTATGAGGCTTATAGAAGAATGTATCTAGCAATGGGCGTGCAACAAGTTGAACAGTTACTTCCTCCCCCACCACAACCACAGCCGATGGATCCGGGAATGGAAAACTCGGCTGTATTATTACAAAAACCTTTACAAGCGTTTCAAGAACAAAATCATGAAGCACACATTGAAACACATCGTGCCTTTATGTCGTCATATTTGGTTAAAAATACACCAAACATCATGGCATTATTACAGTCACACATCTCTCAACACATAAGTTTCAAAGCAAGAATAGAAGTTACTGCTAAAAATGAACCAATTATGAAAGAACAAGCTATGCAATTTGGTGGACAACTACCACCAGAGCTCATGCAACAGTTTCAAATACAAAATGAAAGCGAAATTGCACAAAGAATACGTGAATTAACAGATGAAATGGTAGCAGAAGAGCAAGAATACTTAGAGGGAATGACAAAAGATCCGCTTGTTACACTAAAAGAACAAGAATTAGGGTTACGTGCAGAGGAATTAGAGCTTCGTGCACAAAAAGATGGTGAAAAACAGGCACTTGAAGAACAAAAAGCTGCAGTTTCTGCACTACAAAACCAAGAAAAGATAGATAATGCCGACAAACATGCAACTATTCGTGAAGGAATATCACTTGCAAAGTTAGGTGAAAGATCTTAACTATGTATTATGCAAGATCCAACAGAAAAACTGCAAGATTATTATAATGGTCTCATGACTATTGTGGAAAAATCTACAAAATCAGAAGAAGATAACATACTTTTGGCAGGAGCTATGATGGCAGTGGCTAAAATACTGTATTATAAAAATTTACCAGAGAATCAAGCGGATGATATTCTAGAACATAACTCAAGAGACTTGATAAATCTCATAAAACCGACTATACATTAATTATTATGGTTAAAGCTACTTCAAAAGAAATACTTGACTCAGCAAATAGAATTAAAAAACAAGAAGTTGAAGACAAGAAAGCAGGTTTATTAGAACTTAAAATAGAACAAAGAATTAAAGAGGGAAAACCAAAACCTGACAAAAAGAAAACAAAAAATCCTGGCAAAGGTGGTAAAGGAAACATAGTAAATTTAAAAGATGGTGGTTTTCCTGATCTATCAGGAGATGGTAAAACAACAATGAAAGATATTCTTATTGGTAGAGGTGTCATTAAAAAGAAAAGAGGGGGTATGGCAAGAGGTTCAAGAGAAGGATCTATTATAAATACAAGAACTTCTTTTAAAAAAGGTGGCGCTGTCAAAGGTAAGAAGGCAGGTAGACTAGCTAAACGTGGATATGGAAAGGCAAGAAAATGAACTTTAAAAAAACTAAGGTTACTATTGTACCCCAAAAAAATCCTTTTCCAAACTTACAGGTATCATCAGATGCTGCTGTAGTTTACTCTCCTTTTGTTCAAAAACAGAACAAAGGTGGGGGACCAAAAGGACAAACTAGTAATGCTCAAATTAAAAAAGTAGCATTCAAGGGTGTAAAGTAGTATACTTCGATATTTTAAAAAGGAGGTTTCTATGAAACTTTTACAAGATCTTTGGGCTCACTTAAAAGAGTGGTCCGATTGGAGTATGAAAGATTGGATTAAAGCTGCTATTGTAGCGATAATCGTAATAATAATTATAGGAGCAATCTAATTTCATGGTGTGGCAGTTATTAGCGAAACCCTTATTAGGTGTGGCCACAGACGCCGTGAAGGGTTTCGTAGAAACACGAAAACTTAAAGGCGAAGTTAAGATCGCACAAATTCAAGCAGAAAAAAAGAAAAATGAAGACATTGCTGCCGGCAAAATTGCATGGGAAGCATCGGCAGTAGATCAAATGAAAGGTTCGTGGAAAGACGAAATAATTTTAATTTGCCTATTGGCACCAGCCGTGGCGGTCTTTATCCCTGGATGGACTCCACATATCCAAGCTGGATTTCAAGCCTTGCATTCTCTCCCAGATTATTATAAACATCTCTTATACTTGGCGTGTTCAGTAAGTTTTGGCGTACGTGCGGGACCTGCTGCCATGTCATTTTTTAAGAAAAAATGAACCTAGATAGATTATTAGAATCAGTTAAAAAACACGAAGGCTACAGAAACAAAGTTTACCTAGATACGTTGGGTAAGAGAACCGTGGGCGTAGGTCATTTGTGTGTTGAAGATTTTTGGGAGGATGACAAAGAGTACGAAGAAGAATTTCTAATGGATATACTTAAAAAAGATTTGCAAGAAGCTATTCGTGGTGCAAGAGAATTGATGGAAGAACGTGACTGTTTAAATATAGATGAGAAAGCAGAAGAGCTACTTATAGAAATGGTATTTCAATTAGGAAGAACTGGTGTTTCAAAATTTAATAATATGTGGAAAGCATTAGCAGAACAGAATTATATTGGGGCAAGTTTTGAGATGCTTGATTCCCGTTGGGCTAAACAGACACCAAATAGAGCCAAAGCCATGGCAGAACAAATGAAGGCATGCGGTTAGAAAATTTTTATACAGCTTACAAAAAAGATTTAGAAGGTAGATGCAAACAAGTGGAAGAGTCTATCATTAACGGATTAGCTAAAGATTGGGCAGATTATAAGTATCTCACCGGTAAATTAGCAGCTTTGAGGCAAGAGGTTCAGGAACTTGCTGATTTAATAAAACGCATGGAGTTAAGTGATGAGTAAACTAATTTTACCAAAACATGTTTGGGACGGAAAAGCTGTCGAAAAACAAAAGAAAGAAATAGAAAAAGTACCTACACCTGTTGGTTGGAGAATAGTTTTGTTTCCTTTAAAGCTAGATAGTAAAACTAAAAGTGGATTATATTTAACAGATGACACTGTTGAACAGTCCCAAGTTTCTACAAATATATGTAAAGTCTTGAAAGTTGGTCCCGAAGCTTATAAAGATAAACAAAAGTTTCCTAGTGGTCCTTGGTGCAAAGAGGGTGACTGGGTTCTCATCACCAGATATGCTGGATCTCGTATTCGCATTGAAGATGGTGAATTAAGAATCATCAATGATGATGAGATAATTGCAACGGTAAACGATCCTAGGGATATTTTACCAGCTAACATACTTTAGAAATGGAGAAACAAATGCAACCAATGACGAGATCTGAACAAGATAAAATGGTTCCGATTGATACGTCTGGTGCTTCTGTCGAAATAGAGCTCGAAAACTCAAAAGACAAAGAAGTAGCAGTCGAAGAAGAAAATACCGTTGTGGAAGAGCAGCCAGTAGAAGAACCATCACAAGAAGAACCACAAAAACAGGAGCCTCCTGAACTTGAAGAAGGACAGGAATCAAAAGAGGCTTCACGTGAAATGGAAGATTCTGAAGAAGAAGATGAAGGTCCTTCACAACAAACTCTAAACACTTACAAAAAAAGACAGAGAAGAAAAATAAGTAAGATGCTTAGTCGATTAAAAGAAATGCAATCTTACGCAGATGAAGTTCAAAAAGAAAATACAAACTTAAAAGAGCAAATCTCAAAAATAGGAAAAGGATATGTTTCTGAATTTGAGGGCAGAGTTACATCTTCGGTTGAAGCTGCTAAATCAAAACTTAAAAAAGCTATAGAAGATAATGACACTGTAGCACAAGTTGAAGCTCAAGAAGAATTGGCTCAAGCTAAAGCAGATAACGTTAGATTATCTAATTTAAGGGCTAATCAAAAACGTGAAGAAGAACAATATAAAGCAAATCAAAACAATAGTGTTCAACAAGCACCAGTGGATTATCCAGTCAGAGATTTCAAAGCCGAAGCGTGGGCTGCTAAAAATCCTTGGTTCAACGATCCTAATCAGTACGACAAAGAAATGTCAGATACTGCTATAGAGATGCACGAAGAACTTGTTGCAGAAGGGGTTGACCCAACGAGCGATGAATACTATAATGAAATAGATTCTCACATGCGAGAGTCTTTTCCAGATTATTTTGGAGAGACCAAAAAACGTGTGGCGAAGAGCACTATGAAACAGCCAGCTCAGACTGTTGCATCAGTTGCTAGAAAATCAAAATCTGGGCGTCGTACTGTGAAACTTACACCGTCGCAAGTAACGATAGCTAAAAAATTAGGTGTGCCATTAGAAGAATACGCAAAATATGTGAAGGAAGGAGCGTAGCATGGTAGAAAAAGCAGGTAGAACTTCACGAAGGATGGAGACCAGAGAAAAGACCGCTCGACCAAGGGGATGGACTCCTCCATCTAACTTAGATGCACCAGAACCACCCGAAGGATTTCATCATCGTTGGGTGAGGGCAGAATACCGTGGTCAACAAGACGAGAAAAACGTCATGGGTAGACTACGTAGTGGATATGAATTTGTTATGGCTAGCGAATATCCAGACAGGGTAGATTTGCCTCACGTCACAGACGGAAGATACAAAGGTGTTATTGGAGTTGGAGGTTTACTATTGATGAGATGTCCTATCGAAGTAAAGGAAGATAGAGATGCGTACTTTAGATCAAAGACTGCAGATCAGGTAAAGTCAGTAGAAAACGATTTACACAAGGACGAGCATCCAGCTATGCCAATCCATCAGGAAAGGCAGAGCAGAGTAACTTTCGGAGGTGGCAAAAAATCTTAGTGGTTAAGATTTTAGTTCCTCCAGCAATGTAAGGAGACTAATATGGCTAATATAGATCAAGCTTTTGGTCTACGACCAATTGCGAAGTTAGGTTCTGTTCCAGGAGGAACTACAGGGACTACTAAATACTCTGTTGCGGACAACCAAGGCACAGCGATCTTCACTGGTGATCCCGTCAAATATAAAAACGACGGAACAGTTGAAGTAGCTACTGCAGGTGATCCAATATGTGGAATATTTATGGGATGTTTCTACACTGATCCAACTACGAAGAAACCTACTTTTCGTGATCATTTTCCAGCTTCCCTCTCACCAGGAGATGGGATAGCATTTGTAGCAGACGATCCAAATCAACTGTTTATTGCACAGCAAGATTCAGCTGCTGGTAATATCGTTGCTGCAGACTTAAACTTAAACGCTAATCTAGTATTTGGCGCAGGAAGTACCACAACTGGTATGTCTGGCGTTGAAATAGATTCGAGCTCAAAAAACACAACCGCTGCGTTACAGGTCAGACTAATTGATTTTTATGACACTCCAAGCAACGATGCCACTGCTAATAACAGTATCATAGTTGTAAAGATTAATAATCATCAGTTAGGATCTCACACTGGAACGTTAGGCGTATAAGGAGGACTAGACTATGGCTATTAAT